TATTGACCAAAACTAAGAAAGCATCTGTAAAATCTTTCATATCATCAATAGCAGTTGAAGTAGCTTCGTTATAACCATCTATCAAAGAAATTACATTTTTAAAATCTCCGTTACCCCTTTTATTGTTTAAGAACTCAATAATTGGGACTTGATTAAATCCATGTGGTTTAGTTTCTCCCGCTACCGTCGGAACTTCTTTTTTATCACTATCTGATAAAAATTCATAAGTAGTAATGCTAGTACTATCATAAACTTCCAATGTATAAACCCATTTATCCTCTTTATTTTTAGTTTTATCCCATCTAACAGCAGCAATTATTTCTTTTTTTACAGTATTATCTCTCAAAATAAAACAATCACGAGGATCTACAACTACATTTCCAATAGTATTATCCACATTTTTATACCATAACTCATAAGATTTACCAAAAATACTACAGTTTTGAGAATGCTCAAAATTTTCTTGCTGTTCTTCTTCAGTTGTTAAGTATTCAGATAACTTTTCAAAATCTTTCTTGAACTCATCATCTTGTAAAGCATAAGAAATTGGTTTACCTAAGAAGTATGCTGTTGCAATAGTTGCAATATACTCAGGATAATTATTAATTAACTTAGTATCTTTTTTCTTATTGCTTCTATCTTTTTTATTTAAAATGTTATGTTTTCCGCTATAATAATCTTCCATTTTTTGTAGCTCTGGTAATTCATTTTTTATAAATGCCTCCAGTGCTTCTTTTAATTCCTGTACCTCCATTAATCCTCCTCTCTTATCTTATTCCTAAGATATTTCTATCTATTGTTCTTACAGAATTATTTCTCATATAATCTTCAAGTGCATATCTCATAGCATCCATTAAGTGATTGAAGTCATCAATGGGTTTGTTTACTGCTTTTCCAAATTTATCCTTATCCCAAGCATAGTTAGAAATCTCTGTTAAAAAATTTACACATCTAGGGTGGATAAAAATTTTAAAGTCTTGGATAAACTGTATTCCAGCATTAACACTATCTTTCCCTTTTTTAGAGCCTTTTATCCTGTAAAGTCCTAAACCTTTTAAATGGTCTATACTTTTTGGCTCTGCACTATCGGCAACTATAATTTCTTTTTTAAAACCTAATTTTTCTATGTTGTTGTAAATAGCTGTATTCTGCATCCCTTTCTGATATATTTCATCAAAAACATAAATTTCTTTTTGTTCCTGATCCAATATTCCACAAAAAAAAGCAGCAGGGTCATTGGTATATCCAAAATCTAGCCCAAATACTGCCTTTGCTTTTTGTCTTTTATTTAAAATTTCTCTCCAATCAAATTCTAACTCTTGCCAATTTTCATAGACAAGTCCATCTACTATTCCCCAGTTTCCAAGTCCCGCAACTTGATATCTGCGAGGGTCACGTATTTTCATATCTTCAAATAATTCTTTATCTGTTTCATCTAACCATTCATTACAAAAATAATTAGTAGTTAAAGCTAGTATATTTTTTGCTTCTCTGTCAAAAAATCTAGCCTTAATCCAATGCCCTTCATTCCAAGGATTTAAAGTAATGATTATCTGTTTAAATAGAGGTTCTTCGACTACTCCTCTAATACTTTCATCAAGCATATTAAAATATTTTTCATTTGTTAATTCATAAGCTTCTTCTACCCAACACCAACACAAACTACCTACTGAAACTGAAATTGATGTAATTTTTAACGGATCATCAAAACCTCTAAATAAAATCTTTTGCCCAGTTGGTTTATAAGTCATTTCAAGTGGACTTTCTTTTAATTCCCAGTAGTCTTGAACTTGAAATCTGTTTATTGCCCATCTTAAATCTGAATAACAGCTATCTTTTAAAGTCCTAAATACTTTTCTTACAACAAGAGTATTAGCATTCTTATATTTCATCATATTATAGATTATCCATAGAGCTGTTGTCTTGCTCTTTTTTGAAGCTCTCGACCCTTTAACTACCTTATACCTACCCTTGAAGTTCCAAAACAATTTATAGCCTTTCCCAACGATTTGAGGTAAACTTATCTTTATAAATTTACTCATCTAGATCATCTTCACCAACAATCATAACTGGCAAAGTCCCTTCAATTTTAGTTTTATCAGTAAATAAAGCGTATCTCTTTCCTAAGAGTTCTGCTGCTTTTATTCTCTCCTTAGCTGATACTTGTTTCTTTATGATAGAAGCAGACGAACTATAATCACCATTTCCTTCTATCACTACAACCTCTTCTTGTATTTCACCTCTCATCATTGCGGTTAAGTTCTGTAAAACTTCTTCAGCAGATGCTATTCTTTCAGATTCTAATTTTTGCATTAATTCATCAATATAATTTTTTAGAGCAGGTTTTGTAAGGTTTTCCTGCCCTATAACTCTTGCTGTCTTTTTGCTATATCCAGCCTTTATTGCAGCCTCAGTAGCATTGCCGCTAGCTACATAGTATTCACAAAAAGCCTTTTGTCTCGCATTCAATTTCAATGCTACTTCACCTCCAATTATCCTCGCTTTTGTACTTCTGCTAAAATTTTATGCCTATAATTAGGTTCTAACTTCTCAACTTTATTGAGTAGTTTCTTATCATTAAAATGCTCCCAGTATATAGTTCCTTGTGCTAAGTTTCCAAATAAAACCTGTCCTTCAATATCTTTAAATCTCATTATTTCTTTTGAATTTCTGTTTATATCTAAACTTTCTTCAACTGTTTCAAACTCTAAATTTAACCCTAACACTTTATTTAATAAGGTTGTATGTGTATCTATATAGCTTCCTATATATAATTTACCAAGTACAAATAATACTGGCCCATCTCTAAAACCTATATCAAAATGTTTTTTATATGTTTTCATAAAAACCTCTCTAAATAAAAAATACTTCTGTAAAAGCCTTAGCTTGTTCATACGAACCACAGAAGTATTAATATAATTTTATTAAATGGGACATATTGGATTTGCACCAATGAATATCAATCGCTGTTATTCTAGTCTTTAAAACTAATGCCCCACATGGTAAGACTTTTTTAGAGTAGAGTCTTAAACTACTTTTGACACAAGGTAGGATTTACTTTATCCCCTACACTGTTAACATGCTATCATATTAACACATTTTTTTTAGCATTAAAATAGCGGCTTTTTAGCGGCTTTTTAGCGGCTTTTTAGCATTTTCTAAAATTCTATTAATCTTTGTGCCTTAAAATGGACTTTTAAAGCTCCTAGTATTCTATTTCTCATTTTGTATGTGTTAGTTACATGCACATCTAGCTTTTCTGCTATTTCTTCATAAGTCAATTTCTGAAAATATTTAAGTTCAATGAATTTATAGTCTTTATTATCTTTCACCATATTCAAACACTCATCTATTCTGAATAGCATTTCTCTATAACGACTTATATTATTCGATATTCTTTGCTTCAGCTCTTCTATTTGTTCATACTCACTTTTTATTTCATACCCATTTCCCCCTTGGCCTCCAACACCACAGCATTTTTTTAGTTGTGGATTAGCTAGATGCTCAGTTTCTTCCTTTATCCTGTTTTTATACTTGGGATAACTGTATAACACATCTTCAATTTCTTTTAATACTATTCTTTGTTCTTGTGTTGCCATCTTATCTCACCTCAGTTATTATATTATCAATTATTTCTAAGTTTATGCCATTAGAAGCATATGTTTCTTGCATATACTTAGAAAATTCAATTTTCTTTGCTTCTATCTCATCTTCATTCATATGTTTTTCTTTAAACATATGACTATTTATAATTCTTATATTGTTTCCATCTCTTACTCTTAATTCTTGTAAATACTCAATCATTGTTTATCCCTCCAATACCCAATTTAATAATGAGATTTTTTTCTCAACCTCAAAAATAAGACTATTATAATCACTTTTTACATCCCATTCAGTGCTATTATTTATTATATCTTTAAATTCAGCTATATCATTTTCTAGCTCCCTAATTTTTTGATAAATTTCTTCTTGTGTTTTCATTAGTTCCACTCCTTTCTATTTCTTATACTTCCCATTTTTGTAGCTTTCTAATTTCTCAATATGCTTTTGAAAATCTTGCTCATTAAATCTACTAAGCATTAGTAAATTTATAGTAGCAGTTATTAAGTCTAAAGCTTCAGCAACAAAATTATTCCTATTTTTTATGTAACTAAAAGTGCTAGTTTCTCTAACTTCTGCTAGAAGTTCTTTGTACTCTTCTTTAACTTTTTCTAATTGTGTTATATCTGATGCTCCATATGCTAAAGATTTATAGTTCATCAGTTTATTTAAGTCTATTTCCAATTTAATCTACTCCTTGTTATTTTTATTTGCTTCTTTGACTTTCATAATTCTTACTTTCAAACTCTCAACAAGTGCATCCTGGACATCTCCTTTATTTTGTAATGCTTCCATGACATCTTCATCTCTTGTCTCTTTAGAAATTAAGTGATGTATAATAACTTTTTCAGTTTGCCCTTGTCTATGCAATCTCTTATTAGCTTGTTGATATAATTCTAAGCTCCAATTAAGCCCAAACCATATTACATGGTTTCCTCCTGCCTGTAAATTAAGCCCATAGGCGGCACTAGCTGGGTGGGCTAATAGAATATCAATTTCTCCTTTGTTCCAGTCAAGTTGGTCTTGTGGAGTTTTCAAAAGTCTTATTCTTAATTTAGAATCTTTTAAAGCTTCAATTATTCTGTCTTTATCATGTTGAAAGTTATAGAATACTAAAGCAGGTTTCCCGTTTAATTGTTCTATCAATTCTAAAAATCTTTCAATTTTACAATCATGCACCTTAAAGACTTCTCTGTTCTCATTGTAAATAGCTCCATTTGCTAACTGTAGTAACTTGTTAGATAGTGCTGCTGCATTTGCAACTGTGATTTCAGTATCTTCAAGTTCTAGAATTGCTTTTTTCTCAAGTTCATCATAAGACTTTTTGGCTTTACTGTCCAAAACTACTGGTACTTGCTCATAAATTATGTCAGGTAACTCTAAGTAATCTTCTGCTTTCATAGAAATACATATATCAGATATTTTCTCATGTATAGCCTCATTTGAACCCTCTTTGGCATCATAGTTAAAAATTACTGTTCTGTTCCTTTGCCCTGGTTCAAAATATCTTTCTCTAAATTTTCCTATAGTCTTTTCCAATCTTTCACCTTGATCCAATAGATACAGTTGAGCCCATAAGTCTATAAGCCCATTAGGTGCAGGTGTTCCTGTAAGTCCAACTATTCTAGTTATTTTGTTCCTAATAACTTTCAAACTTTTGAATCTTTTAGACTGATGATTTTTAAAACTAGACCATTCATCAAGTACCACCATATCGAATGGCCACGCATTTTTATAATAATCAACTAACCAAGTTACATTCTCACGATTTATGACATAAATATCTGCTGTTTTTGCAAGTGCCTTTATACGCTTCTGTAAGCCTCCTAAAACAAGAGATGTTTTTAGCAGGGATAAATGGTCCCACTTTGCTATCTCATCTGTCCAGGTAGCCTCTGCGACTTTTTTTGGGGCTATTATTAATACCTTTCCTACTTCAAATCTATTAA